CGAGTTGTCGATGGTAGCCGTGCCCGCGGTGCTGAGTGGCGTGTAGTTCGAGCAACCCGGGGAATAGACCAAGCCCGACGTCGGGTCGATGGAACAGATGCCCACCGGCGACTGGACGTTGGCGGGAAATGTCTGGATGAGTGTAGAGCCTGCCATGATTACGCCTTAAGTGTAAAGAGCGATGAATTCACGCGCCCAATATCTACAAACGATCGAGGTAATTGTTCCTTTCTATAAACCCACCGACGTTATCGTAGAAGGCATCGTTGTGCTCTCTCGTGTATTCATCGTCCGTTTGTAGCAACTTTTTCTTGCTAAAGCCGACGCGCAACGATTGCGCGGTCAACTCGTTGTTCGTCAAATCGCCTCGAGCGTACTCGGTCGGCATGTTGCCCGACACGTTGATACCCATGCGGCGGATGTCGACCACTTCCTGATCTTCAATGTCCATGCCCGGGGGCAGGCTGTTAAAGAACGCGGCGTTGTTCATAAAACGCGACGCCGCGTCCCCGCCCGGCACACCTTCGCGGCCGGGCATCATCTTCTTTGACCGAGCTTCCATGTCGGTCAGCCAGCCATGCTGATTTTCTGCGCTTGACTGTTTGTCCGGGTAGTTAACCTGGAACTTCTCTTGCACGATCTTCGGCATGACTGGCTCCTAGGTCAGACTTTCTTGCGGCCGATGTAATTGGTTTCCGCAACGCGGCCCATGTCCTTCGTCTTAGGCATCATGGAACCCGCGCTGCGGTAGACCCAACCATCGCCCGGATAGCCAAGGCCGCCTTGGTAGGCGTACACGTCCATCTTGCGGATGTCCGAGACTTCCTGATCTTCAATGTCCATGCCCGGGGGCAACGAGTTGTAGAACGCGTTGACGCCGTACTCCAGACCCTTCTTGACGAGGTATCCCGAGTTACGGACGCCGACCATTTCGTTGTGAACCAGCTCGGCGCTGTCCGGCAGCACCTCAACGTCCGCAACGTGCTGACCCTTCATTTCGTGACGCTTCTGCGCGCGAGCGTTGGCCGACTTGATGACGTCCGTGTGCGACGGCGCTTCGCCGCCGTACATTTCGGTCGCCATCTGGTCCGGGGTGACCTGCGGCGTTTCGTACATCTTCCGACCCGGCTGAGTGATCTTAGGCATACGTTTCTCCTTAGGCGACCACGTTAGCGAGCGGCAGAACCGAGTAGTCAATCGTGATGAGATTGACCGACGACGTGTCCGTGCCGTTCACAACGTAGATCTGATCGCCCTGGTTGATGGCGAGGCCGTTCAGACCCGCCGAACCCGTGGACGTGTTAAGCGCCACCTGCGCCACCGCACCGATCTGACCCGTCGCCGTGCCGTTCGCAAACAGCGTGTCGACGTAGAAAGGACCGATCGTGGAGGTCGACAGGGACGGCGCGACGCCGGCGGAGGCCGTGTTGGTGATGCGGATCAGCGAGAGCTGCGACGCGTTCACGTGGACGGTGGCCGCGGTTGAGGAACCCGCGTAGTTGTAGTACTGGGTCGCCGTGTAGGTCGAGGTGCCAGCCGTGGTTGTATAGGCGTTGAGCCCGAACAACAGCATGTTGGCGTGTGCCACGAACTTGCCCGAGACGCCGCCCGAACCCGCCGTCATCACGGTGGCGAAATTGCCACGCGCGATGTAGGCGGNGTTGTCGTAGGCCATATTTTTGGTCGTATTCTGAAGTGACATTGCTATNGCTCCTTAGGCCTGCGAGTCCCACTTCACGATGCGGGTGTTAATCGCAGCCGTGTGGACGATGCCGAAACCGCCGAGGTAGTACCAGGCGATGCCCTTGCTGCGACCGTAGTCGGTCGGAATCTTGCCGCGCATTTCCTCAGGAACCGCGATGGCTTCGGCCACCGTGTCGTTACCGAAGAAGAAGATCCAGTCGGACTGACCGTTGGTCCACGCGTTTGTGGTGATACCGTCTGTGCCGGTACCTTTAGAAATTGAAGTCTGCTCCACGTAACGTGTATTTTCGTATCGGCCAATTTCTCCGTTCATAATCAGGTTAAAACCTGTGTCGGAGTACTGGTGGATCGTCTCAAGGTTGTTCTTGAGGGTACGCAGCGTCGTCGGCCATGCAATCGCGTAGTAATCGTCCGCGATGTACGCCGGGATATTGCGCTCCTTCATCGCGTCCACAATCGCCTTGGCGTGGGCGTTGCTGAACGCAATGGAGTTTGTGCCGGTGACCGTGCCGTTCGTGTACAGCGTGACCGCAGTCGCCGAGGTACCGCCCGTCGGGATGGCGCGCAAGAGCGTCTGGTTGAACTGCGTCCACGCGCCGCGGTCAAGGTACTTGACGCAATCGTTCTTGAGCACCTTCTTGATGACGTCCTCAACCGGGAACTTCGACAGGTTGTCGAGCTTGCCCGAGTACGGAACGCTGTTGCCAGCTTCTGTGACCGTCAGGGTACCCTGCACAATCGTGAAGTTGGTTTCCGGCATCGTGTTCGTTTCAACGAGGACGGCGCCAGCCGCCGACACGTCCGAGAACACGTCCCAGGTGAAGGTGTCACCCTTCTTCTTGCCCTGCTGAGAAATGTCATGAACGTCAGCGAACTGACGGAACTTGACGAGAGGCTGCACGTTAGCGCGCAGTACGTTCGAGAGCTGACGGCTGTAGAGGTAGCCGCCGAGGCTGTTAACAGCCCAAACTTGACCTGCCATGTGGCGAGACTCCTAGTGTTGGCCTCGCCACCATGACGAGGTTTTTAACGTCGATGCACGATAGGGCGAGCTTGACCGCGGAGCTGTGCCATCTTGGCGATGGACATCTCATACGTCTCATTCTCGTCCTCTTCGGCCTCATCCAATTGCCGTCCACCGGCCACCGGAATCGACCGAACTGACGCCTTGCGCTGCTCTTTGTCGGCTCGACGCTGCGGATCAGCAGCTGGCGCACTCGGTCGGCCTCGCAATGCCCGCGCTTCTTCGCCAACCTGGCGGAGTCGCTCCTTGAAGTCCATGTCCGGGTTGGCCTGCGCTAACTGCGAGTCCTTCCAGACCATGTATTCCTTCAAGCGGGGATCCGATAGCTCTGCCGAATATTCCTTGTCAAACCAATTAACGGCTTCGCGAAACGTCAACCGACCATCAACGCGCTCGTCCACAAGTCTCGCAACGTCCGCCGTGGCGGATGGTCGCTCAATGGCCTGTGCCAACTCGTCAATCGCCTCTTGCTCACCCATAATCGCGCGGTTGAGCAGTTCGCGCACACGGCCTCGATCCGTGCTCGCCGGCTCGTCCCTGTGGGATGGAGCAGCGGTGAGGTTATTTTTAACAAGTTCCTTAGCCGAACGCAAGTATTCGTCCGCTGCGGAGACTTTTGAAGCGTTCTCGCGCAGCTGCTGGAGCGTCAGCCACCGCTCCTGACCGTTGACGATCAGGCGGTAGTAGGTCTCGCCGTTGGTGACACGGACGTCGTCAGCGCCGGCAGCGCGGGCTTCGTCCAGATCGCGGTCCTGCTGCTCGGCTTCGGCCACAATCGTGCCGTCATCCTGCTCAGTCTCGCGTTCGCGGCGGGGGCCCTGCTCGGTCCACGCCTCGTCTTCCAGATCTTCCATGCCGTCAGCCGACTTTTTCTCGTCAGCCTGGTTGGCGATGGCGTTTAGACGCTCCAGACGCTCGTCGTTGCGCTGTTTGTTGGCAGCTCGAGCTTCGGCCTCACGCTTGGCGCGGGCTTCTTCATCGGTCATTTGTTCAGCCATTATTCATCCTCCTTCAGCATTTCCAGAGATTGTCGCCCCATGTCCACGGCATGGCCTAGCCATTGCGTGAAATTGCGCGCCCAGTAGATCCGACTGCGAATCTCGCGAATCTGGCGGTCCTCAAGGACGCCGACACCCGAAATTAGCTCCTCAATGGCCGTCTGCTCGTCGTGTTTGGCCTTTTGGAGCAGGTAATCACCGATATCGGACGTCAAAAAGTCCTCAACCTGCTTACCAAAGACCGCTGTACGGACCAGCGGCTCGTCTGGGTCTATGTGTCGTGGCATACCCTCTCCTTATGCCGGTTTCGGTGCCTGTTGCGGCTGCATGGCGGCCTGCTGCGCCTGCAACTGCGCCTGATGCTCGGCCTGATCCTTGGCGGCCAGATGGCCGGCGTACAGCTTGATGTTCTCGTGCTGATCTTCCTTGTCAGCCAGTAGCAGCTTGACGATGTTGGACTGAGTCGCAGTCTCGCGCTTGACCTGATTCGCCTCGGACTTGTCGCGGCGCTCAATCATGAGCTGCTGCAACTTCATCTGAAGCTGCTTGAGCTGCATTGCCTGTGCCGCCTTCTCAGGATCGTTGCCCATGCTGAACCGCTCGCCGTCACTGTAACCCGACAGCGCCATGACTTCCTTGAACACTTCCTCAAGGTTGACGCCCGGCGGNGGCTTNAGGCTGATCTTGGCAAATGCCATGATGCCGGACAGGAACTTCTGCATCTTGGTNACCGGNTCGGTGTTGCCCATGCCGACGTTGACGTTGACCGTCATCTCGCGCTCAAGCATATCGTCGGTGACCTTGTCCATGCCGAACTTCTGGAACTGCTTGGACTTCTTGCCGGCGATCTCCAAGACCGTATGATCGGTTTCGTAATGCTGCTCGAGCAGCACCAGTTGGCGCAGGACGGGCGCGATGAAGGTCTCGCAGTACGTCATCAGCATGTAGTCGGTCAGTAGGTTGGCGGGCGCCTGAAGCAGCGTCATCGCCCTGGCAGGTTCGCGCGGGCTGCGCTGGGTGCTGACGGATGCGGCGCTGAAGTTGCCCACCAGCTCGTCAAAGTTGGCGTTGTTCCGATCTTCTTCAGCGTAGGCCGATGCGGTTATGTCGGGCCAAGTGTTTTCCACAACGTCGGTCGCGGGGTCGTCCATGAGAACGACGCGTCCCGGTACGTTCCGGACAAGGGCGGGAAGGTCGACGTTTTTACCACGCTTGGCAAAATAACCTTTGTTGAGTACGAATTTAACATTGTCGAGACGGCTGTTCTTAATTTCGTTGATTTCATCCTGCAGCCCCTTCACCATTTGCGGGATCGTTGACGGTATCGGTCGGTGCGTTTCCACGTTGGCGACGCCGAACACGTACGGGCGCTTGCCGTGAAACACGGTGGCATCCAAAGGCTCCGGATCGGTCAGCATCTTGTCGCTGTTGAGCGTCCAGAATTGGTAGTCGGTGCCGTTCCAACGATGGATATGGCGATGCACCCAAACGATGTCGTAATCGCTGATCGTGCGACGCTCCATGTGGGGATCCTGAGCGACGCCCGTACGTGCGCGACGGGTGCTGTCATCGGTCATCGGCGAGATCAAGGCGCTGTCGGGGTACTTTTTCCACTGGCGCCCCTTCGGATCGGGACGCTCCATGCGCTGCTTCACGTCCACCGCGTACATCGGGATGATGTGGATGATGTACGGGCTGCTGTTGACCGGGTCGGTCCAGTTGGCAGACGGGTCGAACCGGAAATTCTCAATCGGGATGAGGTCAATGCACGGCTTATCGTCCGACCGAATCAGCTTGCCCTTGGCATCCTTCCGCATGGCATAGCGCCAGTGGACGTGCGCGACGCAAGCGCCCTGTACCTGAGCGTCCTGTAGGCCGCCCATGCACAGCTGAAACCACGGGATCGACTTGGTAAGCCGATACTGGAGCAGCTGCTGCATGACGTCCGCCGATACGCGCTCCACCTCGTCGTTGCCGTTGACCGGCGTGACCGAGATGCGGTCGAGGTTGCTGAAAAATGCCGCTGCCGCAGCCGCTTCGTTCTTGCGGATGATCGCCCTGGTCTTGGGCACAAAGATGTTGGACCGCTTGCGGAATATTTCGCTGTTGTACTTGCTGTCCGACGGGTGCTGGTTGTTAAACGCCTTAATGGAGTTGTCCCAGGCACCGCGGTAGTTCGTGTCGACGAATGACGTGCTGAACCGATACGCGTCTTGCGCCCGACGCTTCCAGTTCGGTTGCTCAGGGTCAAAATCGTCGTACTGATCCTCGGGACTGACTTGCTCGGGCATGATGCCTTCGCCGTCCTGCTCGTTCGCCATGTAGTCAAGATGCACGTCACCCGCCGGCGGGTCTTTGATGCTCGGCGGTTGCGGACGCCATTGGGTGCTGTCGGTCATGTGAAGTTGCTCGTTTGTTTATAGCGCCATGCTTTAGGCACCTGTGGCTCCCGACCGTCCCATGCCCCGCGCGGTAAATCGAACGCTTCGAGCAGCTCGCCGCCGAAACGTATGCAGGATTCGCGGATCTCGTCCGGCGTCCCCAGTTTGTTCTTCGGGAGGAGGCTGCTGAACCCTTCCTTGCCCAATGTGTTGGCGACCGCACCCGCGATGGCAAGGTGTCGCACGACGATGCCGCCGCCTTGGAAGCCGATGACCCACGGGTGATTCGGATACGCCCTGTTGAGCGCGTCACCGACCTTCTGGGCCAGCTCGAGCTGCGTCAGCTCCTCGGGGTCGCCCGCCTCGAGGACGGTGTTGAAGTCGGCGTGGATCATGGCAATAGGTTGTATGAGGCTGTCATGGGGTGTCCTTAGTTCGGAACATCAGCTGGTGTTCGAGCGATCTCAACCCAATTGGTTGTGTTCCACTTGAACGTGATGGATCGGCTGTTCGCGTTTGCAGGGTTTGTCCACGCTGCGAGTTTGTACAGCGTGTCCCAAGTGATCGCCCCCATCACCCCGCCAGATGTATTCCGAACAGTAATCGTAATGGTTTGCCCGTCTCCTAATACGTTTGTCGGGTTTGAAATCGCAAACGCCGTTCCGTTTGTGACGCTGATGTCAAACTGCATTCCGGTCGACGCATCAATGGCAATCGTCGCGCCATACGTCGATCCGAATCGCTTCGGGCAGAACAGGCTTTTTCCAGATAGCTTGACGACTCCGCCACTTGAAATAGTACCGCGAACAGTCGTACCTGCCGCTTCTCCTGCTTCGAAAATTATTGTTTCGCTTGAACTACCTTTATGTCGAATAATAAAAGACTGTCCATACGAATAATTTGATTCTAGAGTTGCATAATACGTTTGATCGCTGCGAGAACCATATAGCCGCAAAACGCCTTGATTCCAGTAATCAGGCGTAAAAGATGAGTTGTTCTGGAAACCAAGAGTCGGAGTTACGCCAGCTATGTTTGGGGCAATTAAATACATCCCCACACACCCTGAACCCCAATTAATTCCATAACCGGTTGCTGGTCCGAGTTCTCCGGGACTTAAAACACCGTCGGATGAATTGTCTATGTTAATGCAATCAGTTCCGGTGTCATGCGTCCATCCATGAATTTTGAATCCAACGGTGTTTCGCAAATACATCCCATAGGTGCAATTTTTTGCCCATCCACCGTATACGTTTAACATTGTTACGCTGTACGTATCGCTGGCGGTCTGCGCCGTCTGTATGCCGTACCCAAGAACGCCCGTGCCGTTGTTATTGCCCAGATCTGGGTTGTGGATCTCAATCATGTAAGCGCCGTAATTTGCGCCCGCCGATGCTGATGTTTCAAGGTAAATACCAGATTGTCCAGCATTGCCTCCGACTACACGCGGAGCATAGAAATTGACGTACCAGCCACCACGAATGGCGATGCCTTTGGCCGATGCCCCGGCATTGGTAAGATCAACGTAAGGACGATATAGCGAAACGTCTTTGACTGACTGCAGCGACAAACAGTCACCGCTGCCGTAATGCATAAATTTTGCGCTTCCCAAAAAGCGTACACTCGTGCCGGTTGGAACTGTGATTGGGCCGGTCGAAATTTTGTAAGTTCCATAAGGAACGATGACTTCGCCGTTAGCGCCTGCAGTCATCGCGTTTTGAATCGCGGTCGTACTATCCGTCGTTCCCGTCGGATCCGCACCAAAGTCCAAGACGCTGACGCTCTCCTGCAACTTGCTCGTCACCGTCCTCGATGTCGCGCCCGTGCCGCCTTGGGTGTAGGTGAT